GCCCCTGAAGTCGCTGCTCGTATGGGATATAAGAACGGCGGTTGCGTTATGGTTAAAACAAATCAGAAACCAAAAATGAGTTGATACAATGACAACATCAGGATCAAGAGATTTTAATCTCGATGTCGGAGAGGTAATCGAAGAGGCATACGAAAGATGCGGACTAGAAGTTCGCACGGGCTATGATGCTAAGACGGCTCGTAGGTCTATGAACTTGATGTTTGCAGACTGGGCTAATCGTGGTCTTAACTTGTGGACGGTAAAAGAAGCAAACTTTACTGTAACACAAGGGACATCTTCTTATGCGTTAGCTGCTGATGTCGTTGATGTGTTGGACGTTGTGATACGAAGATCTAATACTGATTACGAACTCCAACGTATTAGCCGTGGTGATTATGCGACAGTCCCTAATAAAACTACTCAGGGCAGACCAAGCCAGTTTTGGTTAGATCGGCAAATTACACCTGTAATGTATTTGTGGTCTACTCCTGAAAACTCTACAGATCAGATCAGATACTACTATGTTCGTAGAATTGAGGATGCGGATGCTTTGGTTAATACTACTGATATGCCTTTTCGTTTTTATCCTTGTATGGTGGCGGGGTTAGCCTACTACATGGCTATGAAACGAGCACCAGATCGTATTCAAATGTTAAAGTCAGTTTATGAAGAAGAGTTTCAACGTGCAGCGGACGAGGATCAAGGTCGAACACCTTTGAAGTTGCAGCCTAGTTTGAGTTATCTGAGGGTGTAATGGCCTACGCTAGTGGTAAACATGCTTATGGTATATCGGATCGGTCAGGTCGCCGTTACCGTCTTCGTGAGATGAAGACAGAGTGGACGGGTGCCAAGGTCGGTCCTGATGAGTTTGAGACTAAACATCCACAGTTGTTTCCACCAAGAGCGTTTCCAGATCCACAAGCTTTACGCGGTCCTAGACCAGAGACAGAGTTGCCAGAACAAAGGGCTATCCAACATGGATACAATCCTGTTGGTTTTAGAGACATACCAGGGATAACGCCGCCAAATAATTTAGTTGCAGAAAGTGGAGTTGGAACAGTTTCCATAGTTATATCTACACCCACTACAGAAGCACCAAGATTTGACAGTACGTCTATTACGTTAGACTCAACAACAGATACATTCGATGAGGGATAAGACATGGCTTTACAGAGCGTAGGAATAGGAAGCAGCGCAAATGATGGCACAGGTGATACTCTTCGCTCTGGTGCTACTAAAATAAATGCAAACTTTACAGAAATATATGCTGCACTAGGAAATGGCACAACATTAACGGACATAATAGATTCTAGCGGTATTATAGATGTAAGTTCTGGCGCAAATAAAATTGTATTTTATTATAGCGCACTTAGTGATTTACCAAGTGCAAGCACATATCATGGCGCAGTAGCCCATGTTCATGCAACGGGGGGATTATATTTTGCGCACGGTGGGGCATGGATTCGAGTTAATGATGAAACCTCTGGCCCTGTAACAAAATATACAGCGGGAACAAGTGGTTCATCGGCCTATACTTTTACTGGCCCTGGAGCTACTGCGGGTAATAATCCGAACTTTACTTTTTACAAGGGTCATACTTATCTTATCGACAACACGTCGAATGTAGGAAGTCATCCTTTGCAGATCAGAACATCTGATGGCGGCTCTGCTTTTACCACGGGAGTTACAGAAAACTACAACTCAACCACAGGATTGACACAGTTTATCGTGCCACATGAACCCAGTGATACATCTCTAGTATATCAATGCACTAATCATAGTGCTATGGTAGGAAACATAACAATAGTGTGATGATATGAGCTTTACATACGGACAACTAAAAACAGCGGTACAAGATTACACAGAGAATGATGAAACTTCTTTTGTGACCAATATTCCTACATTTATTAGGATGTCAGAAGAACGTATCCTAAAAAATGTGCAGCTAAGTTTATTCCGAAAAAATGCAACAACAAATTTTATCTCTGGTAAGAAATACTTACCATGTCCCTCTGACTTTCTTGCTCCATTTTCTATGGCATTTATAAAAACTAATGGAGACAAAGAGTTTATGGAGTTTAAAGATGTGAGTTTTTTACAAACATATACTCCTAACGAGACCACAACTGGAGAGCCTCGATACTATGCTGTATTTGATGTAGACAATTTTATCGTTGCGCCTGCCCCAAACAGTGCCTATGCCTCTGAACTTCATTATTATTACAGACCTCAAAGTTTGACAGCATTGACAGATAGCGGCACAACTTGGTTGAGTGAAAACGCTGAAATGGCTCTTCTTTACGGGACGTTAATAGAGGCGTACATATATATGAAGGGTGAACAGGATGTCATGGGTATGTATGCCGGAAGGTTTCAAGAAGCAATTACAGGTATAAAAATGTTAGGTGAAGCAAAAGAAACTACTGACCAATACCGCACAGGAATGGTGATAAGGACAAAACAATAATGTTCAAGATAGATGTAAGCGTACCACAACATGAATCAGTGGTGCAGGTAAATACGACAGAGAATCGAGGCTTTACTCCTGATGAACTTGCAGAGCGTTGCGTAGAGAAATTAATATCGGTCTCAAATGATACTCATCCGGGTATTAGAGACCAAGCTCGTGCTTATTCTAAGCACATCGAAAAGCTTGTTGCGTTTTATATGAGACAGGCTATTCACAGTGACCGTACAACTGTGTATAATGCACTAAAAGATGCGGGACACCCTCAACTTGCTGAACTTATAAGGAGACTTTAAAATGGCTTTCAGCGGAAACTTTATGTGCACCTCTTTTAAGCAAGAATTGCTTACAGGAAGTCACGATTTTACAAACGGACAAGATCAATTCAAGATTGCATTGTACGACAACAGTGCTTCATTCAACGCAGCTACTACAGCGTATACCTCATCTAACGAAGTTAGTAACTCTGGTTCGTATTCTGCGGGTGGTGGTACGTTGACAAACGTGACTCCAACAACATCTGGAACAACAGCGTTAACAGACTTTGATGACATTACGTTTACATCTGCTACAATTACTGCTCGTGGTGCGTTGATTTATAATTCGCAAACAGCGGGTGGATCAGGCACAACGGATACGGTTGTTGTTCTGGACTTCGGTTCTAATAAGTCTTCAACATCTGGGGATTTTCAAATCGTATTCCCCGCAGCGGACGCATCAAACGCGATTATTCGTATCGCCTAAATAAGGTGACATTATGACCAACGTCACCATAAATGATGTAGGATCTGGCGGATATTGGGGAGATGCAGCTTGGGGGGCTAACCCTTGGGGCGAAGCTATTCCCATCACTGCGGCTACAGGACAAGTTGGATCTGTAAACATAGTTGTAAAATATGCTGTTACAGGTGTTTCGGCTACAGGACAAGTTGGATCTGTTACTGTTGAAGCGGATGCTAATGCGTCTCCAACAGGGTTAGGAGCTACTGGTGCCGTTGGACAAGTTACACTTGCTACAGATCAAGTTCTAAACGCTACGGGGCTTGCCGCTACGGCGACGGTTGGTTCCGTCACTATTACAGGTGCATCGGACGTTCCAGGCACGGGGCTTGCCGCTACGGCGACGGTTGGTTCCGTAACCCTTGTTACAGATCAAGTTTTAAACGCCACGGGTCTTGGGTCTACAGGGCAAGTCGGCACGTTGTCTCCAAGTGTTGGATCTGGTGCTATTGTTCGATTTGATGGTTGGGGTCGAGCAGGTTGGGGTGATTCAGGTTGGGGTATCAGTCAAAGTCTTGTTGCTACAGGGCAAGTTGGTCAACTTGGTTATGTTGGTGGTGTTGATGTACCAACAACAGGTATTGCAGCTACTGGCAATGTTGGTTCTGTTTCCATAACGACTGGAGCAGGTGTTGATGCTAATGTCACAGGGCTTGCAGCAACAATGAGTGTAGGCTCTGTCACTGTAACAGCGGATGCCGATGTCAATGTCACAGGTCTTACAGGAACAGGCCAAGTCGGAACAGCATCAGGATTAGGTATTGCTAAGATAATCCTGACGGGGCTGTCCGCAACAGGCCAAGTTACGGTGCCTGCTGTAGAGGGTAACGCAAGTGTGAGCGTTACTGGAGTAGGGACTAGCGGAGAAGTCGGTTCTGTGTTAGTTTGGGATAGGATTGATCCAGACGCAACCGTCGTTTGGACAGAAATAGCAGCGTAAAGGAAACGATATGGCTACTTATACAACAAACGGCGGTATTAAGAAAATCGCCACAGGGGACGAATCTGGTACATGGGGTACGTCCACAAATACTAACTTTGATATTATTGACCGTTTAGCAACGGGGGTGGGGGATATTACCCTTTCAGGTACAACCCACACTTTGACAACATCAGACGGCACTGCTTCTGATGGTCAGTTTCATGTTTTAAATCTGGGAGGTTCTCCTTCTGGAACGAATACTATTACGATTGCACCTAACGATACGAAAAGAATGTATGTTGTTAGAAATGCTTCTGGTCAGACTGCAACCTTTTCACAAGGTTCTGGTGCCAATGTAAGTGTATTGAATGGCAAAACAGCGATGATCTTTTGTGACGGTGCCGGAACGGGTGCCGCTGTAACAGATATTTCAAGCAGCTTTGGTGCACTACTTGCGTCAAACAATTTGTCCGACTTGGCAAGTGCAGCGACAGCGTTGACAAATCTTGGTGTGACGGCGACAGCGGCTGAGTTGAACTACAACGACGTTACGACGTTGGGTACTGTTCAGGCGTCCAAGACAGTTACAGCGGATGCTAGTGGTGATGTAAAATTTCCTGACAACGAAGAATTACGGTTTGGAACAAGTGACGATGCAAGCATCAAACATGATGCATCTAACACAAAGTTTCTTCATACTGGCACAGGTGGTTTGTACATAGGCGCTAACACTTTAGGTTTACAAAACGGAGCGGCGACAGAAAGCTACTTCACAGCCACTGAAAATGGCTCGGCAATTATATACTACGACAACTCAAACAAACTAGAAACAAGTTCAACAGGCGTAAATATAACAGGAACGGCTGTGACGGACGGCGTTACTGTTGATGGTACGTTGGACATTGAGGAAGTTGTTGAGAAAGTAGAACCTAGCACTTCTACTACTGGAACTATAAATTTTGATTTTCTAGACCAAGCGATTATTAACTTCACTTCGGATCAAACAGCGAACCGTACAATTAACTTTCGTGGTAACTCAAGCACAGCGTTAAATTCTATGTTGTCTACAAACCAAAGTGTAACGTGTTCTATTGTCATGAAGCAAGGTTCATCGGCCTATTATCTGAATGCATACCAAGTAGATGGCTCAACGGTCACACCTAAATGGTCTGGCGGTTCAGCACCGAGTGGGGGTAACGCATCAGGTATCGACGTTTATACGTTTACAATCATTAAAACTGCTAGTGCAACCTTTACGGTTTTAGCGTCACAGACAGAATTTGGTACATAAGGAGATAAAAATATGCCTTTGCTTTCAACTTTTGGTGGAGGATCTGTAAGAGGTTTTAATCCTGGCGGTGAAGGAGAAGCAGACCCAGGCCAAGATTACTATACTACTGCGGGAACATATAGTTGGACTTGTCCTGCGGGAGTTACTTCTGTTTCCGTTGTTTGTTTATCAGGAGGTGGTGGAGCTATGGCTCCTCAAGATGTTTCTGGTGGAGCCGGAGGAGACGGCGGATGGTCTTACTTTATTAGCACTGGCACACTCTATGCAGTTGGTGGTGACGGTGCAACCGCTGCTCCCGCATTTAGTTTCAGCGGACAAGGTTATGCTTCTGGAGGAGGTCAATTTGGGTCAGCAGATGGCGGCGGAAATGGCGGAAATGGCGGTATGTATACCACCGCAGGCGGAGGTGCAGGCGGTTATAATGGCGGCGGTAAAACTATTTCTGGCGGTGGAAATGGCTACAACAGTAGCTATAATCAAAACAACGCACAAAACGGACAAGGCGGCGGCGGTGCAGGGGGTTATCAATACGCATCAGGTAGCTCAACGGGTTTAAAAGGCCAAGGTAGTAACGGAACGACAAACTCAGTTTCAGGCTCAGGGGGTTATAACCTCTCTTCTGGTGGTTCTGGCGGTGCTAACGGTGTTAATTATACCGTAGGGAATGCAACAGGTGTTCCAGGGGCAGGCGGTTGTGGCAACAGAGACAGAGGTGTTGGCGGTGCAGGCGGCGGTTTGGGTTACAAAAACAATATCACCGTTGTACCGGGCAATAGTTACACCGTAGTGGTTGGTGCAGGCGGTAGCGGAGGAGCGTCAAGCGCAACTCAGGGTGGCGCAGGCGGCGAAGGTGGCGTGCGTATAATGTGGGGCAATAGTTCGATTACCCGCGCTTATCCATCTACTAACGCAGGAGATCTCTAATGAGTGAATTTGTTACTCAATACGATGAGGAAAAGAAAGAGTTTGTTGGTAATCCTATGTTACTCAGTAACTTTGTGCGAGTGACCCCAGAAGCAACTGAAGAAAGTTTGCCCGAAGGTTGGTATTTTTATAACAAAGCTCAAAGTCAACCTCGTATGGAGCCTCCTAGTGTTTATCATTTTTTTGAGCTTCAAACTTCTATTGAAGGGAACACCATAACCGAAACGTGGGTAGCGGTGGAAAAAACAGCCGAAGAAAAACTTTTACAACAAAATAAGATTAAAGACCTTTGGGCAACAAAACCAGATTTAGAGGACTTTAGTACTTGGGTATTTGATGAAGACACTTGTGGCTTTATTCCTCCTGTAGCGTGTCCTTCTGATGGTTTAATGTATGGTGAGCACAAACCAGGGATAGATAAAAAATACTGGTGGGATAATACAAATGAAGAGTGGGTAGTAGTTACTGATGAGTTAAAAGCTGAACTAGACGCAAAGTAGATTAAAATGCCGTTAACCAAGCTCCAGT